GTAAGTGGCACCAAAATCCCTGAAGACCCCTGGGTTGTCTCGTGTCGCTCCAGGGTCAACAACAGATGACGTGACATCAAATGGTAAGGTGTATCCGCTTGGTGCATATACCTGCATCTGCCGATTGACTGCGGCACTGGTCATGGCGCTGTTATTTAAAGTGCCTGCCAAAGTTGTCCTTTCGTAGCGACCAGGTTTAATAGATGATGCGCCACTGCGGGGATATAGTTTTTTGATTGGTTTATCAATGTCTCGCATAAACGCATAATCACGATGCGTAAAATCTTGACACGAGCAACAAAACCTAGCACCTGTAATTAAAAACCTACCTACAGTAAAAGGTTGTGGAGCAGGAGAAATATATTCTTTATCTGGGGTATTTTGAACAGAGCCCGATTTACGCAACGTTAAAATGCCAGTAAAAGGATTAGTTGCCACTAAAACGGCTTGTGTGTATCCATATCGTTTTTGGTTTTGTGGGTTGATTGTATCCCGATCAATAATCTCTCCATTAACTGTAATAACACGATCTTCCAGGATCTCACTATCTAAAGGAGTAAGGCCCCCTGGTATACCTGGTACTGCAACATAAAAAGGAGGAGGAAGCGGGTTGCTTGCACTCCATGCTCCAGCAAGTTTTACATACCAATACAATGCATCTTCTGTAATAGATTCAATAAACAATTTTTGACTTGTACTGGGATCAGTTAATTTGTCACTACGCATTGAGCCTGCATAGCGCCATCCCGCCCAATGCATCCCCATTTCTTTGTTCTTGGTAGGGAATCCAACAAAAGTCCCAGAAACAATAGGGGCTGGATTGGCTACGGAACTTGGAGTACCAGAAGGTACAGGGATCTGATATTGAAATGGGTAGTTATAGCCGTTGTCATAGAAAGTAGCGGTAGCAATTTCGTAGCCACGCCTCCACCTAGTCCATGCTGATTCGCGATTAACTGAATACAAAGAATCAGGGACTGAACCCTTAGAGAATTCAGTCGTTATTGGTTTGACGGGACGAGGGTCAAAATTTGCCCCTTTTACAAAACTACCAAAAGAGCTCCCACTCTTTTTGGCCATGATTAGAAGAAGCCGCCTTGAGCAGTGATGTGAGCACCAGGTGTGTAGCCAGAAATATTAGCTGCGTCCGGAAACACACCAACGTAAATACGATCTCCGCGTTCCAGGTAGATTCCTTTATTGCGCAAAGGTGCACTGGGACCAAGGCCATTTGTGTTGCCTGCTTGCACCACGGGTGTAGCCAGTTGTGGCATCACATCAGAACAGTCAACAACTCCGCTGTCTGCCGGAACAGTTTTGGAAAAAATTAGACGATAATCACCAGAACCAGGAATTGGTGTCGTTGTCCCACGGGTCTGGTAGAACACAAAAGTTACAGCGGGCTGGTACCCATATGCTGCACCGTTGTAAGTGAAGCCACTAGAGGTACCACCCGAATAAATTAATGAAGTATTAACCCCCGTAAGTGTCGTAGCACCGGTATAGGTATAGTACCCATAGCCGCTCATGGGCGCAGTACCTAAGACCCCAGTGGCAGAGATAAACACAAGCTGACCACTGCTGAGAGATATAACAGTGCCAGAAGTTGACGCGTTAACCGTGTAATCTGGGTCACGGTAAAAGTCATTTCGTGCAATTGTGATTGAATCAATAACGCCGCCATTATTGTTGTCTTCGCTTAATTCAGCGTCCATATCCACCAGGATGGACGGAGCTTGTCCACCCTGCACAAACAAGGTATTGGACGTTGCACTGCCAACAGTTTGAGTTGTGATCCGAACAGCGTCGAATAACGGACGATCAACCAGAAGCGGCTGCTTATTAGTAGATGTGGACGACAATGTTCTATACCTTGTTTTTTATTTATTATAATCCTGGCAATCGAGCAGCGCCAGTTAATGCTGACAGATAAGGAGATACAGGCGTCAAAGTTTGGGCAGAAAATACATCACGCTGGACAGGCGACATATCTTTCATTGCAAACTTCATAAGAGGACTTTGCAATGAAGGTGAATTCAAAAGAAGCTCACCTGCAAAAGCTGCGAGTAAATCCTGTGGATCAATAAGAGATTGAGATGCTGTTTGCTGAGGCGCTTGATCAAGCGTGCCAAGCTTTTCATAAATTGCTCTGGCCGCTTTTTGCCTGGCTTCCGTTTTAGGAATACCAGCACGCTCGTAATCAACAACAAAACGACGTGCAGCTTCTTCTGGAGAAACGGCACCACGCAACGATTGCCCAGCAGCCTTCTCTGGACCTTGCAGTTCATGGATGAGAAAGTCAGCTTGTGCCTCAATGCTTCCAGGATCTAATTTTTTCCCCTTGGCAAAATTAATCAGATTAGTCTGCCTGCCAGCTGTCCATTGACCAACACCAAATCCACCCACGCCTAAAGGTGCGCCAACCTTGCCACCTTCGTTAATGCGAGGATTGAAGCCAGATTCAAGCTGGAAATTACCAAGTGCACCTGCAATTTGGCCGCGTGAATACCCAGCCGCCTGCATGCGTTTGGCAATAATAAGAGCGTTGGGATCTAACGACATGACTGCATTAGCTTTGTTCTCCTACCCAATTTGAACTTGCCTTGAGACCAGGAACAAAAACGGTTTGAAGCGCTAGGGTTGTAGCCAGGTACGCAAGGGTGCGTTTAACAAAATTAGGGCAGAGAATCATTGGTTTAAAGCAACAACGCTGGCCTCCATGAATCAGAGATTCGTATCCAGCTGGTTGGACTTACATGCCAAGCAATGCCAAGAATATCACTTGCGGTTGGCCGCAGCCTGCTCAAGTAACTGTTTTTGGTAAGCGGCGATCAATTCAGGGGTCACATTTTCGCGTGTGAAGTCCATCAGAGGGGCACCTTCACCGCCAATGAAATTGGGACTAGCTGGGTTCAAGGATTGATCAACCTGTGGCACCAAGGGAGAGGGGCCAAGTGTTGGAGCGCCCATCTGTTGATCTGGAGCAGAGCCTGATTGGTAGCCAAAGGTGCTTTGCATCAAGGGATTAAAACGTCCCACAGCGCCACCTGGCTGTCCCATCGGCGTACTACCGTATTTCTGCTGCCAAATCTGCATGCCGATATCTTCTGCAGACTGCACTTGCTCTGGAGTTGCGCCAGGTGCTACGGCTTTAAGACGAGCATCTTCGTACCGTTTTAATTCTGGATCTTGAGCAGTTAATTGAGCAACGCGAGATAACTCTTGTTGATAAGCGCGATCTGCAGCTTGTTGACCTGGAAAACCTGCACCAGGACGGAACGCTTCAGCTGCGGCACCTGCTGCTAACTCAGTCTGTTTGTATTCTGCTGGCAGGCCCGGCATTATAGGTCTGCGAGAACGACCTGCACCTGCTGGTAAAGAACCAAGAGGTCCACGGGAAACGTAACCCGGAGGCGAAATAAAATTCCTAATGGCTCCGAGAAGTCCATAGGACGTATCTGTATTCCGATTAATGGGAATAGGCATGACTACCTCCAAACCTCATGTAAATAAAGACGTGAACCAACAGCAGTGTCGGCAGGACCAGGTAATGCCTGGATGAATTCAGCACCAGAGCGTTCGTAACGGTAACGAGCCTGGAATGGATCCTTGTAGTTGGGAACGTAAAGGATACCAGCTAAACGGTTAGTTTCGTAGAGATAGATCTCATCCCAGACCTTAAGCGCCTCTTTAGCGTTGCTAGAGCGAATCGTACGATCCACATCACCAGCAATACTCTCAAGACGAGTGGAAGGAGAAGTCGCAACCTCCGTTTTCTTCTCTGCCGTATCACAACGACCAATCTGAATGATGATCTTGTCGTAAAAATACGAGTCTGGGACTGTATTCATAGCTTCTTCCAGACGAGCATAGTCGCCCGCTGGCACGGAAACCGTGAAGTAGCCCAGGTGATACCGGACCCTGCTTTTGTCAAAATCAGACAGCTGCACAGTCTATTTCCGTTATGTTATCAATTATAAACGCTAGTTATCCGTAGATAATTTCATCAAGAGGACCAGTAGCCGCCTGCGTTAACAAAGAAGATGAACGCCTTGGAGACATTGCCTCAGCAAGCAATGATTGAGTTAATGTTTCTTGTAATGTTTTTTTCTTTGGTTGCATTGCATTAAGTAAAGCACCAAACAAAGAAGCAGTCTCATTTAATGTATTAACAGATCCAGGATTCTCAGAAGATACTGGCTGTGTTGCTGTTGGCATCACATCTGTTAACTTTCCTTCTGGAGTTTTGTATCTACCAGTGGCAAGCCATTCAAGCTGCTGGTCTGTCAGATATTTCTTGCCTTGAAGCGCCAAGTGCACATGTGTGTCGTGCCCTGGATCCCCAGGTCCCAAGGCTTCGTTAAATGCTCCTAATTGTTTTGCACGCCAACTTAATTCACCTGTGCGTTGCTTCCAGGGGATAGGCTTGCCTCCCTCGTATGCCGGTGCAACGTCAGGACGCCAATCTCTTACATCAATGGCCAGACCTTTTGGATGATACCCAGTAGGAGAATGCCCTCCTCCAACACCGCCAAATGCAGGGTTCTCACCAACGTTTAACCCAAACTTCTGGAGGTACTTACCGATATCAACAATAGATCTTTCGGCCATCGTATGTTTTATTTTTATTGTAAAACGGAAAAACCCCCGGTCTCCCAGGGGCCTTGGTTATAGAAGCCTTAGTTAAACACGGACCAGGTCTGCTGAAAACACTGCGTCCCAATCAACTCTCTTGATTTGTCGCAGCTGCTCAAGATTATTAAATCTTTCACCCGATAGTGACATCTGAAGATCTTTAATCTCCCGAGCCGTCTTCAAACCGATACCCTTGATATGATCAGCGATCATCTGCGCAGTAGCGCCGTTGAGATTCAACCGGTTATCTGGTGGAAAAGTACGTGGCTCTTCCTGCGCAGCTTTATCTTTTACTTGAAGAGTTTTCACCTTTTTGGTGGCATCTTCATCGGGTGTAAGTTCAGTTTTGTAAGCGGTATAAAGGCGACCGTCTTGGTCTTCGACCATGAACCAATCGCCGTTATCCCATTCACTTACAATCTTGACTCGTGCGCCTGTTTTCTTGTGCTGGTAAAGCATAAAGACCAGATGTGAATATCTGGTCTTAGTTTACCCTATTCAGCTAACAGTGCGGTTATTGAGGTACTGCTCCAGGTCATCGTAAGCAGGTGCTTCGTCAGGCTGAATGTAGCAGATCTCAACAAAGATGTAACCAGTCTTGCCAGCGGCAGAGTCAGCATCCGAGATGTAGATACCACCGGAGGTGCTGGTATCGTTAGCTGCGCCCTTGGCAAACACCTTCATGGTCACGGCACCAGTGTTGGTGTAGTACAACACGCTACCCGACACACCGGCAGCACCAGTAGCGGTCAGGAAGGGGTTAGTACCGAAACCTTGGGTACCACCAGCGAAGTAAATCTTGGTAGCAGCATCACCAGAAGTGCTGGAGGTGATGTTGGCCTGGATCACACCTTCGCCAACGCCAGAAGCAGCAGTAGGACCGCTGGAATCGCGACCGAAGGAGATCACGTTACCGGTGGCGGCATACACACCGCTAGAAACACGACCATCACCCCAGCCAGAGGCCACGGAAGCGGCAGTGCGATACACATAAAGAGGCTGAGCGCTGCTGCCAGAGATCAGCATCCCAGTGATGTCAGGACGAGTATCGTCTTGGCGGTAGGGGGACGGAACAATCACGTTGCCAGTCACCAGGGGTGCACCAGAGGTCTGGGTCACCGCCACATAACCACGCTGCTGGAAATAACGATAACCAGGAACGGCCAGTACCGAAGTAGGGCCGCCCTTGGAAGCGTTATTGACACCGTCATCATTGGTATCAATGTTCTTGTACCAACCGTTCAGAGCTTCTACCCAGTTACCAGGGTAGATTTTTTTCGAAGATAAATAGGACATTTATTTTTCCCGTTGTTTTAGTACTGAAAATTATCAGATGCTGCCGTCATCAGACAGGAAGCTGAATGCGGTGGTCACGAAGTCCTTGTTCAGGATCTCGAAGCCTGCATACAGTTGCCAAATCAGGATGATGAAGCGGCTGAAGTCGTCGTTGTTGTTGATCAGCACCTGAGCGTTCGGGCCACCGATACCAACACCAATCGACTGAGGACCAAAGAAGTAACCTTGAGCAACTTCTTGGCTGCTGTAGGAAGGAGAATCAGTGAAGCTTGCGCTCACGTTCTTGGTCGGGAAGTTGGTCGACTCGTAGAACTTCACACCTTCGAACTGGACGCCAGTAGGCATCACAGGTTCACCAGCCAGGAAGTAACCTTGACCAGCCTGGGGACCCATGTAGAAGCTGGCGTTGTTAGGCATCATGGGGTTGCCCATGTACATGCCTTGACCAGGGTTACCAGCGTAACGAGCGATCTCACGGAAGTCAGGATCACGACGCAGGTGCATCATGAAGGTAGGATCGCAGATGCAACGATACAGACCATCAGCGAAGGTCGGAACGTTACGCTTACGCAGATCCTTCACCACTTCCAGCAGGTCGGTACGCACCTGGAACTGCTGCACTTGAGCGGCATACTCAGCGGTGGTGTAAGCAATACGACCGGACGAATCCTTGATCTTGCCACCAGCGAAGTAGTAACCACCTTGGGTGCTAGAAGCGGCACCATTGGCTTCGGCTTTGGAGAGTTCGTCAATGAAGACGCGGTCACGCCAACGACGATAGTCATCGAGCAGCGTCAAGCTACCGATCGACTGGTGGAACATGTTGAGGTTACCGGTGTCCAGCAGAAGACGCTGGGCGGTAATCAGAGTTTCACGCGCAATCTTGAAGGTCGAAGGCTGAGTAGGATCGCCCGGGTCTGCAGGACCGGTGTATTCCTTCAGCACAACAAGCACCTTCTCTTTGGTGATGTTGCGGCTGTTGGCAGTACCGATGGTCTGGTCTGCAATACGCTCGCGGCTATCCTTCGTACCAGGGGTACCCCAGAACTTGTAGCGATCTAACTGAACAGTTTGACCAGGCTGACGAGTGAAGTCGTGAACGACCACAGGCTCGACTGCCATCTCTGCAATATACGCAGGGTGGGGACGGTAAAGTTCCGCACCCAGAATCTTTGGAAAGTCGTTATCAATGAACACTTTGTTTTATCCTCCAGTGTCGCAGGAAGTGTTTTATCGGGTGAAAGATTCAGACATTAATATGTCTTATCTAACACAAATTTTAGCAGCCGGTAATTTTATTTATTACCTGTACTGCATCGTTGTTGCATACGGAGTTACACCGTACTGTGCACTTGCCGTGTTGCTAGATCCAGGGGACTCTGGATCAATAGCCATACCTTGCTGGAATCCTGGTACACCCATAGAACCAGGGATGGCACCAAGTGCTACACCACCGAGACCAGCGGTAAGCGCAGCAGCAGGAACTAAACCTGCAGCGGCAACCTTTCCGTATGAACGAGTTGCTGGCCCCATTCCTTTTTCGGAGGGAGCGTTGAGGGATGGGTTTACCGGCCCTTGTGCAACTTTGCCTTTACCAATTGTGCCAGGGTTGATTGGGGCTGCAAGAATTTGCTCTTTACTTAAACCACTTGCTTTCTCTCCTTTCAAACGTGCACCTGCTCGTGCAGCCAATGCAGGGGCATAACGACCGGCTAATTGCAAACCTCCGTATGCACCAAGGCCGCCGGCACCTGCAGCAAGAAGTGCGGAACCTGGATCTTCACCTTGAGAAAGAGCGTACCCACCCGTGGCTAAGCCAGCGGCAATAGGTACGCCATAAGCTAAGCGATTACGCATCGCATCACTCCATCACAAACAGTTTGTTTGCAACGACTTGAGGCTGGGCTTGGTTCAGGAGACGCCAGGCTTGTGCCGGATCTACATCCATTTGCTGCTTGAAGCTGCCCCAGAAGTTTTCAGGCTGTTGGGGAGCAGATGCTGCAGGAGGTGCAGGGAAGTTGCCATATGCAGCTTGAGCAGGAGCGGTGGGATAACCACGGGTCTCCAGCTGAGCTTCATTCTCATACACAGGGTATGGGCCTTCTGGACCAAAGAACTTCAGAGTGTAATCACTCAGAACATCTGGGTTGGTCAGAATTTCATTATAAGCAAGGTTCTCAGTATGCTCACCAACAGCAAAGTTGGCATAGCCACGAATAGCATCTTGTGCACGGTGCCCCCAGGCAACAGCACTATCGAGCATTCCTTCCAGGTTTAGAGCGTACTGGTTTAGAACCGCCGGAGCTTCCACCCCGAACGCGTCGAGTACCTGACGGCTCTCCTGACTCAGACCCAGGTAATCCGCGATTTGCTCCAAGGAGGGATTCGAGGAAGTTTGGGAATAGCTGGGCGATGAGACCTGGTTGGTTGACCAAGTCTGCGCTGCCGAGTTCGGCATAGGCTGGGCGCTGACCTGACCGTAATTGGCCGGGGTATACGCTGTCGTCGGAGCTGATGGTTGCCCCTGGAACGGGGATTGAACTGGAGCGCTCAGCAGGTTCACCACCTTGTTGAACGCCGATTCCCATGGATTGCCCGTCTGGGCCTCCGGTTGGGACTGGGGGGCGTACTGAGTAGGGGCGGATTGGTAACTGATATTCGGCTGAGGTGTCGCTGCCTGGTAACCCTGGGCTGCTGCTTGGTACGCCACCGGAGCTGCTTGGTAATTGCTTGGTGCTGGCGCCACGTAGCTGCTCGGAGCCACCGCCGCTTGTACGGGGCTCGTCTGTGGGATCGATTGGACGGTAGCGTCCTGCATAACTCATCTCCTTTTGTAAGGCTTCTAAAGTTCGATACAGATATGGCGTTAAATCCAATCTTGGATCCGCAGCCATCGGAAGATCCGGTGCTTGCGGGTGAGGAGTCTGCATCATGCCCCCCACTAGTTTTGCGAATGCAGAGTATGCACCCTGCAATTCGTTCACCATCCTGAACGGGAACCCAGATAGCATCTCGGCCCGCTCCTCATCCGTCTTAGACGGAAAGAGGTATTTCAGTGCTTCAATGCTATCAACACCTAATTCTTGAAGGTTGCGTACCACGATGGAGTTGTTCAGGATGTCTTGCGTGGAATCTTCATAGACAGGTCCCAACCATCTCCAGAGCATGGTGACATCACCATCTGGAATCAAGCCCTGGACACCGGGGGGTATTTGCTGCGCTTCCACACATGCAACCATCAGTTGCTTAACTTGTGCGTTGTATTGCTTCAGCGCATCTTCATAAGCACCAACCTCACCTTCTGGTGCATCTTTAGAAGGAGAAATTGGCTTCTCAATTTTTGCAGCCTGGGCAAGGCTATCTTTAAAAAGCTGTTCTTCTTGATAAACAATTAGCTCAAGACAACGGCAAATTCCATGGGTGTAAATAGCATTTGCTTTTTTCTTAGATGTGGCAGATACACGGCCAAACAGAGATTTGTACTCTGTTGCAGTCACGCCAGCAGAAATAGAAAGTTCATCAACACCACCTAGTGCTGTACGAATCTCTTCTCGGTACTGACGAGCAAATGCGTTTTGGTCACCCGTGATGGCATCAGGAACAATGTAACCAACTCGGTCGTTCGGTTCCAGGTTTGCAATAATGCGTGGCACACGGAGTTGACCATCCACACCACGCATGATGGGATCTGCCTTGAAGCGTGATTGACTCAACGCACCAAGACCAGTGAAGCCAGAGTTTGCAGCAATAGATGGACGCTGAACAGATGTGTCGCCACCTGCTTCCATCAGGTCACTCTTGGGACGTGAGGAGAGAAGAGTTGGGTTACCAAAGAACTGGACGTTCTTGCGCATCGTGCGAACCATCTCGTCATGAATGACGATGTGATTAGCCATGCCATCGAACTCACCAACACCTTCGTTTGAGAAGCCCTTCGGATTGTTGAAGATTTCAACGCATGGAATAAAACCAAGCGTATTTTTAAATGTTTTTGTTTTACCAAGGGCTGAATAGTTGGTTGTTTCAAACGAAAGCTCACCTTCCGAATGAGTTTCTTCAATGGTGTCAGCTTTAATTGCTAAGCGGATATAGCGTTTTGCACCCTGCTCAAATGCTGCGCCTCCTGCTCCAAGAGTGGCGAGGTTAATGCCATCTGTTGCACCAAAGCCTTTACGGACTTTGTAGCTATAGATGATCACCACTTCATCCAGTTCACCATCGACGTTATAGAACGAGCGATACTCGTGAGCACGGAAGTAGTAGAGACGATAACTAAACTTGGTTGGGCGGATGTAGAACAGGCCCTTACCGTCGCAAAGGAAATATTCCCAGATCGAATCAAGTCTGGTATCCAGCTTGTTGTACTTCAGAACGCGATCAATAAAGTCTTTGCGTTGATTACCAAAGTTGTCTTGGGATGGAAAAAACTCAACTCCCTGGCGGATGCCAAAGAGTTTCATCTGCGCAATGTGAGATGCAATGATGCCCGTATCAACGGTCATTGACCCATCTTTTTCAAGATAGGAATCGACCATCTCTTTGAGACGATACTTGGCATCCATTGACATGACTTATCTCTCTTTTATTTTTATGATAACAGATTTAGAAACGACCGCTATAACGCGCATATGCACCTGCATCATTTAAGCCAGGCATACCTAAAGGCGTCGCTGTTTGATTTTGATTTAGGCGACGATTAACAAAGAAGTCAACACCAAAGCCAGGACTACCTTGCGGCTGGCCAACTGTGCCCGTCAGATTAACTGTGTTGGTTTCTGGAAGATATGCGCCTGTTGCGTTGATCCGCGCATTTTCTCCTAAAGGAATATTTACAGCACCACCAAACTGAAGACCACCTTCCTCCGGATTTAAAAGCTTCATATTTGGGCGAAAAGAAAACACGTTAGGCCCCGCTTGTTGTTGTTGCTGAGGTGCTCCCATCTGCATCGGTCCTCCCAAAGCACCTGCATTGCCCATGGGTGGCAGACTCTGTGCCAGTAAATTACCAGCCCCCGGAGGAAGCGCGGGAACGGGGAAAGGTTGGTTTTCGAAATCTTTTGTTTCTTTGCCTGGTAGAATGGGTGTCTTGTTCCAAGGCTCTCCGCCTTGTATTTTAAAACGCGGATCTAAAAGAGTATTGCCGCCTGCAAATAGATTGCCTGGTGCACCAGGAACGTTGGATTCGCCGCCGTAACGTAACATTTTTTGGCTACTTCAATCTATTTATTCTACTCTTCTATTACTTCATACCCAGATGGGTCGTT